CATGAACAACATGCGGGCGCCCCCAGGAGGTTTCCCTGGGTATGCGCCGCCATGTCATGGTCTTGGCACCACTCCACCAGTCACCGATATGCGCTTCACGAATGTGATAAGCAACTGGCGCGCCGTCTTCATCAATTTCGACACCGCCGCGAATATTTGGCATGTCGAAATTCTGCTGAGGGTTGCTAAGCCTGTCGGGATCGACGACCTGTACTGTGGTGGCATAACGCCCTCTGCCCGGTCCTAATCTGTCAGGCCGGTACTGGAGAAGAAGCAGCGCATCACCATCAATAAGCTTGTGCCTAAAGGCCAGGCGAAGCATCTGAGGGATGGTTAGCTTGCGCTCAACATCACAGTATCGGCCAGTGTCATAGGCCCACGTGCGCCAGTGGGCCTCCAGCGCTTTTCCGTACTCTTCAGCCCACGTAGAGTCAAAGGCTTTATTCCCGGTGACCATACGTAGCACCCGATAATCGGGTTTCATAATAGGCCGGAAATTAGCACCAACAGCATTATCCAGGAGGCGCGTAATGGCGCCGCATGCCCAACCGTCATTTCGAACCAAATCACGTGCACGGGAAACAATGCGATCGCGATAAATGTTTATTTCGTTGTCCGGAGACCATAATGCCGGTTGCCAGTTCGCCAGTTGATCACTGAACGAATCAGCAGCGTCATAGGGTATCCGACTGCCACCTGTGAGCATGCTGGGCCGTGCGGAACGATACGGAGTACCATCCGGGCCAAGAATTTGCACTTTATTCATCAGAATCGAAACCTCACTGGCTTCCGCGGTCTCGCGACGATCCCCAGTTGCGCCTGCAGTAACTGAATCAGCGCCAGCAGGTCAGCCAGAGAACTTTGCTGATAAGACACCGACCGTGTCCCGTCTCCCTGCGAATAGGAAAATGAAACACCGCGACTCCCGGTTGTTAAATCAATGTATGCCTGCTGAGCTTTCTGCAGGGCGTCCCTGAGCTGCTCATCAGTCATCGAGCCAGCCAGCAGACTGGTATTCCGGTTGAACATGGTTTTCCTTATTGCGGCAGGAGTTTAGAAATTTGCTTACGCTTAACGGGCGCCGATTCTTCAATAACCGCGCCGGGTAACTCGTAGCTGATTTTTTCTTCTGGTACGGCAGGTGCCGGCAGGAATTTTTCAGGGTTGGCTTCGAGGTTGGCGGCCCGAACGTTGAGCTTTAACCCCATATGCTTGAGCCCACACAGTGCGGCGTAGCTGTAAACCAGGCAGTCGAGCGCTTCATTGGCTCTCCCCGGTATCTGCTCCCAGACACTGAAACGCTGACCTGCAGTCACTTTATAAACCAGACGTTCGGCCAGCAGCTGGTTGAAATACCCCAGGTCACGGTCATCCGGGAAATGCATATAACCCGCCGCGGCTGCGCCCGGAGCAGGAGGGTCCAGGTGGAGGCGACCGCGCACCACATCCTTGGCAGAGTTCACGCCGATGATAATTGGCCGGAAACTGGCTTTGCTTTTCGATGTCGGGCGCTTTGTCGGCCAGACCGGGTTACGCCGGCCGCTCTGAGCAGACTCACCCTTGATCGCCCATACACGGCGGCCAAGACGTTCCTTAGCAAATTCGTAAACCTTTTGCGTGTGGTGACCGCCGGAGTCCATGCATGTCGCCATGATGTTAAGTCCACGACCGTCACCCCGGCGCCAGATCTGTTTCAGGTACGCATCGAGTCGTTTCCACGGCTCATCCGTTTCCAGATCGCCAAAAATCACATCGTGGGAAACCGACCATGATTCTTCATCCCTTCCCCAGCCCGTGATCGTGATTTCGAAGCGGTCATCCTGCGTATCCACCCCGGCGGTTAACAGTGCAACACCATCAGGAACGATGGCCGGGAAGACTTCACGACGCGCCAGCAAAATATCAACCGGCAGCTGCTTGCCGTGGTTGGGTCTGTGAGGCAATCCCATCTGGGTGTTCCACCAGGCTTGCTCTTTATCCGGATCCCCTTTTGCATCGAGGTATTTCTTTGCAATATCCGATGGCTTATCTTTCTGCCAGGGACTGAACAGCTTTGACGCCTGGTAACCAGCGTGATGGTTATCCAGCGCTTCAGCACCGCAATCAGGGCAAACCGCCCGGTATACTGCGTGCCGTTCCGATTCAGACCAGCGCCAGACGATATCAACGCTGCCTTCATCGTTTTCATGCCATTTCTGGTCGTATTCCATTAACGGCGAATGACGCGAACCGCAGCATTCAAACGGTTTGGTCTGGTGCCAGCGGATAGTCTGTAATGCCCGCAGGCGCTCACCTTCCGACCAGCCAGCGCCGCAACACTCGCAATGGATCATGGCTGATTTAGTCAGGTGCTTATCACCCTCTTTCGGCCACTGGACGTGTTTGAAAAAGTCGGGAAACTGGCGGTGACCACAGTGCGGACAAACTACGGATGCACGGCGCTGATCGGAATCCTCATAGCTGTCCGCAATCCGGCTTTCATCTTCAACTGTCGGTGAACAAGCCCGTACGGACAGCCAGTTCAGGCCAAATGTCGCGGTTCGCTCTTCCGCCAGGGCGATGGGATCACCCTCACGGGTAATCGGGTATTTATCCACCTCATCCGCCAGCAAAACACGGATAGGGCGACGAGCAAGGTTATCAGGGCTACCGGCGCCAGCCAGCGCCAGGAATCCGCCGGTGAAGGCTTTATACAGAATGGTTTCTTTCGAACTCTTCTGTTTTGAGTCACCGATGATATTACGCAGCGCCGGCGTCACGCGTACCAGCGGGCTTATACGCTCTTTCGAAAACTGCTCTGCAGCTTCCTCTTTCGGCTGCAGGAGCAAAATCGGGCATGGATCGAGGTGTGCGAAATAACCGAACAGGTTTTCCAGCAGCGCGGTTTTCATTAACTGGGTACAGCACATCACGGTAATTACGTGGACGCCCGATTCAGTCGCGGCCAGCATAGGACCGCGGGCGATCTCCACTGTTGATGTTTCCCAGTTCCCGGAGGTGCTGCCAGCTTCTTTCGCCAGCTTCCGGTAGTCATCGGCCCATTGCGGGACGCTGATCCGCGGCGGCGGTGTCCACCCTTTTCGGACACTCAGTTGAAGACGCTCAATCTTCCGCTGGGTTAAACTCTGGTTCTCCGAGGACTGAGATATGTTTGTGGACATGTTCAATCAGCACCTCTGTCATCCTGTCCGCCGGCACATTCAGATCGGCGGCTATCAGCGGTGCCACGCGTGAAGGCCAGTTCAGCCAGGCATCACGCTGCTGGCGAAAGGCGTTAAACAGAACCTCCTCGGCGATGGCCAATTCAATTGTCTGGCCGCTGTCTTTTTCATACTGCAGCTTTGCCTGCAGAGCCATGTAATTCTCGCGGATCCGCGAGGCCTCTTCCCTGGGAAGGTCTGCACCTTCTGTAAGCATTATCTGGCGAACGGTTTCATCAATTTCATCTTCACCATCATTCCGGGGTGCAACGGTTTTTTTCTTCTTCGCGTTTGATGTCCGCGGATCTTTTCCATCGCGGTTTTTCTTCAGCGCGGCATCGCTCGCTTCAACATCAATCAGGTCGCCATCCATGACGATAAACCGACCAGCCTTGATCCATCGACCAATGGTCTTGCGATCGACGCCTGAATGTTGCGCGTACTGACTCTGGTTCATCGTAGTCATGGGACATCACCTGGGACATTTTTGGGGTGGGACATTTACCTGGGACATTTTCGCAATGTCCCACACGAATGTCCCACTGGAATAAATGGAATAATCCGTGCTGGCTCTGGCGTGGCTGGCGATCCCTTGAGGTGGGACATGGGACACAAAATAAAAAGTTGTAGCTACAAAAACACCGCGGCGCGCAATGCCCGTACCTTACAAAAGGCTCAGGAAGGACCCATTTTTTGTAGGGAGGATGATGAAAGCATTCATCGGGTCAGGTATTTTCAAGAGGCGCACCACGAGCAGGTGAGGCGCCTCACTTAAAGGAAAATGCAATGACCAAAGAGCAACTTGATTTCATAGTCGCAATGATTGCCGGCCAGCAAACGGCAACCGTACATCTATCGCTGATGTTTGCTGAACAAGCTGGGGTATCAAAGGACCTAGTCGCGGAGTCTTTCCGCCAAACCGCTGAACTGCTGGGACAAGATGTAATGAATAGAGAAATCATTGTTACAGTGCTGAACCAGATAGCCAACGGTATCAATACATCTACAACAGAGCACCAGAAAAATATTGAAGAGATGATCAAGAACGTTCTGCATTAACCAGTAAATTCATTAGTTCACTCTGTACTCTATTCAGCCATGCTGAATTGAACTGACATCCAACCGCAGAATTTGCAGATTCTGTGGTTTTCTTTTTCCTTTCTTTCGACATTTTATCACCTTGCTTATTTTGCCGTCCTGATCGCCTCAGCAATGGCACGGCTCAATGCACCAGGCATCAATGCTGCCGCCATGGCGCGTGAGCGGTCCATGTACCCGAGCACTGGCGCCACGGGAAGAGCATCACCAAACCTCACCAGCAACTTAGGAGAGCGCTGTTTCGGCTTCGGCCTGCGCGTACCGTTCGCTGAACGCTTTGCCCGTTTCTTCTTCGACTTCTTCGGCTTCCTGCGCTGCCAGACAGCGTTGACGCCATTCACCTCACCGACGAACACATTCGGCTTCGCTTTCATCTGCGAAAGCTTATTCCGTGGCATATTGCCGTACTTGTTCAGCTTGATGTTCTTCGGGTTGAGCAGCGCCTGGCTATTCAGCTTATGGTCACCGCCGAACTCGAACGGCTCCAGATATCCGGCGGCAATATCTCGCACAAAAACCTTCGCACGGAGGTTGTTCTTTCTGGCCCCCGATGAGCCCACTGCATTAACCGTGAACGGCGTCGGCGATTCCAGCTTTCGATCTAGTGCGACTTTTTGCGCTGCGGCAATTTCCCGCACGACTGTTGTCATGGCCTGAGCAGTGGCAAAGGGTATTTGCTTCTGCAACTGCTTTAGCTGCCGGAATAAATCCTTAAGCGTTGACATGGTTTCCTCCAACATTATCGAGCCACCTCTTGAAGTGGCTCTGTAATGCCCTACTGACGTTTTGTTTCCGCCTGTCTGATATCAGCCTTATCCCGGTTGCACTTCCCCAGCGCCGATAGCAGTCCTACGCCAAAACACAGGTGTACTCCTCCGCAATATGGTCCGGGTTGCGAAATGATTAAACATATTTAGATACACGATGTATTGTTTAGTCATTAGCTGTTCATTCAGCGCCCCGTTTACTTTTGGATATCCTCT